CTGGTCGCCGCCAGGCGGGCGCCTGGTCGTCGCCTGGCCGCCTGGTCGCCTGGCCGCCTGGTCGCCGCCAGGCGCCCGCCTGGTCGTCGCCTGGCCGCCTGGTCGCCTGGTCGCCTGGTCGCCGCCTGGTCGCCGCCAGGCGCCCGCCTGGCGCGCATAAAAAAAGGCGCCCGCCAGGCGGGCGCCTTTCGCCGCGATCGCGGCCAGGTTTTACGTGTGGCAATACCCGTCAGGCTCGATCACCAGGAACAAACCCGCGGGACCAGGCGCGACGATTGCGCCGTCGCCGCCAATCATATAAACGCAATCCGCGCGGAATTCGCGATAGGTTGCAGGCGCGCTAGCGCCCCACCAGTCGCGCGGCCGGTTGTATATTTCGGCCAGGCGCCAGGATTGTTCCTTAGTGGGGTCGATTCGGTTGCTCATATCAGTTTCCTTTTCGGTTATCGGTTAAAACAGCGTAGGCCGCTAGCATGGTCCCTGGCATAACTATCCAGGGACCAGCGATCGCGGCGATCAGAAATATCGCCAGGAAAAAGGCGATAACCCGCTCGCGAAACGTCACGCCGCGATCCTTTCTAATGCGTTGTTAAACGCTAGTTGTTTTGTAAGTAATTGCGCGCCAAACGTCGCACTATCAAAACGATTCTCGTTAGACCGCGCGCGGCTCTTGTGATCCGCATAATGCGTTACCGCGTTAATGGCGCCCCAATACGTGCCGCGCGCCGTTTCCAGGTCCGCGCCTGGTCCGCGGCGATAAAGGTTAATCAATTCCTTTGTCACGTTTTTCACGGTCCGCTCGTTTTGGATTTCGCCGCTATCGTCCTTTTTCGCAATCAGGTCTACAAAAAACTCGATCGCCTGGTCGTCGCTTATTTTCTCACTTGCGAGAATATCCGCGTCGCGTGCGAAAGTAGCAAAACGGTCGTCTGCGACGCCCAATTGCGCGCGCACGTCGTCCGCGTTAAAGGCGCGACTATGCGGCACGCGAATCGCCGCCTTTTTACCGTTAGCGCCTACCGCCGCGGTTAGCGTGTTGCGACATACAACGCGGACCGTCGTCAGGTCCGCGACCGTCGACATGCTTCCATCGTTTGCGGTTGCGAGTAACAAATAAGGCGCCAGGCGATCGCGGCCGGAATCGCCTAAAACAATATCGCCTTTCCACTTAGCTAGCGCCCATATACGCGCGCCGCCTTTCAGACTTCCCGCGGTATCAATTATAAAATCCGTATCGCGGACGATATCGCGGTAAAACTCTAAAACGTCGCCAGGTTGCAGCAAGTTAAAGCGATCGCTACCGGTCCCAATGGGCTCTTGTGTATCGCTTCTAACGTGAGCGAATAATTTAGGATATTGCCGCGGCTCGATTGCGCCGGTTGCGGTTTTAATGCCGAATGCTAACGGTCGCTTTTCTATATGCCAGTTTAGTCCGGCCGCTACTTTCCAGGTTTCCAGGTCCGCGCCTGGATCTATTTGGGCGCCTAAACCATGCCAGGGTAATTGTCCGACATATGCCATATTGGCGCGATTGTTGCTCATATCAATTTCGTGACTCATTTTCGTTTCCTTTTCGGTTGTTTCGATTTAGTGGATAGTCCGCGCGAACTGTTGCCAGGCGCGGCGCCGCGATCCGCTCGCGGTCTCGTTCGCAAAGTGTAAACAATGCGCCGCGATCGCCTCGCAATCGTCGACGGTTAACCGGTCTATTGCGTTAATCAGTGTTACCAGGATATCCGTTACGGTCGCCGCCTGGTCGCTTAGTTGCGGCCGGTCCGCGTTAATGGTCCGAACAATACGCGCGGCCGCCAGGTTAACCGGCGCCGCCTGGTCGTCGCTTTTCGCGGCCGCCTGGTCGTCGCCTTTCGCCTGGTCGTCGCCTTTCGCCTGGTCGTCGCCTTTCGCCTGGTCGTCGCCTGGCGGCGAATCGAATTCGCCCGCCTGGCGATCGCCCGCGTATTTTTCAAAATGGGCTATGTCGACGACAGGCACGCGCGACACAATCTCGCCCGTTCGCGTATCGCGGAATAATTGCGAGCGAATTGCGGGCGCCTGGATTGCGGGCGCCTGATTCGGTCGCGTTACCGCGGTCCCAATACTTGCGCCAGGTTGCGGCGCCGTATCGTTCCAGGCTAGCGCGCTAGCCCAATTGTTACCGGTTGCCGGCGCCTGGTTTGCCGGCGCCTGGTTTGCGATCGCCTGGCCGCTATCGTCATACCCGCTCGCGTCGCAATCTGCGCAAACTACAACGCCTTTTCGCAGCCATAAAACGGGATCGCCTGGCGCGATCGCGGCGCGGCAATCGTTACACGTCCCCGGATATCGGGAATTTAGTCGTTTTGGTTGTCTCATTTTCGTTTCCTTTTCGGTTGGGGTTTGCCTGGCCGCAATTCGGCCAGGCGCCTAGTATGCCAGGCGGATATACGCCTAACAAGCGAATTCGCTCATTATATAGCGCCGGATTTTTGCGCCGCCTGGCGCGCGATCGCCTGGCCGCCTGGTCGTCGCCTGGTCGCCTGGTCGCCTGGTCGTCGCCTGGTCGTCGCCTGGCGCGCGATCGCCTGGCCGCCTGGCCGCCTGGTCGCCTGGTCGTCGCCTGGCCGCCTGGCCGCGCCTGGTCGCGCCTGGTCGCGCGTTACACGTCCGGCGCTCGCGGATTTTTGCGCCGCTACGCGCGCGCGATCCGCTAGCGCCTGGCCGCCTGGCGCCTAACGCGATCCGCTAGCAGTCTAACGCGATCCGCTAGCGCCTGGCGCCTGTAAGTTACTGATTTATAAGGGCAGTTAACATAATAGTCATTACGCGCATATAACATAATGCGTCAAGCTGTTAGCAACTTGTGGATAACTGGCCCGAATCTGTGGATAAAGCTGTGGGTATCCTGTGGACCGGGTGCGGGGGGTTATGTCAAATCGGCCCCGGGCCTAGCTACAGACGTGGGTTCCCTTGCTGGACGCCGGTACCCAAACCGTACAGCTAAATGCTTACGGGACTCCGCTGAAAAATTTTGCAAAAAATGAAACGCCACAGCTAAGTGTATAGCGCCTTAAAAATGTGCTGAAATAATTGAGCCGCGCGGCGTTTTAGAGCATGATTGCCGTGGGAATTTCCAACCTACTTCGGAGTAGCAGCATGGCAAACTTTGTTTACAACATCGCCAAAGGTCGGGCCGCGGAATTGTTCAAGCGGGTCGATGACAATGACCCCACGAATGCCGGTCTGACGCTGGTCGCGATCAACACGACTGAGACTGACGCAAACTTGCGCGATCTGGACACACTCGCGCTGGTGCTGGCGAACGGTCTTACCGCGGAAGTCACCAATACGAACTACGCTCGCATCGACTTGTCGGATACCGACGTGGCGTTCGTGGTGGACGATGCCAACGATCGCGTTGATCTGGATATCGCCGATCAGACGTGGAGCGCGATTGCTGCCGGTACGGCCTGGACCGATCTGTTGATTTGCTACAACCCGGACATTACCGGTGACGTGGATGCCAACATCATTCCGCTGACGCAGCACGATTTTTCGGTAACGCCCGACGGCTCGGATATCACGGCCCAGATTGACGCGGCCGGTTTCTACCGCGCGTCGTAAGTAAGTGTTTCGGGTAGCCACCGGCACGCTGTCCGCAAGCGCCGCGGGCACGGCGGACTTCACCGTGTCCGGCTTTGGCACGGTCGCGGGCGCGATTGTCATAATGAATGCGTCCACGGCGGCAGCCAATCCGAATACGTCGCCCAGTACCGGTTGGTTGTCGTGGGGTTATTACGACGGCACTAACCAGATCGCCAAGGCCGAACATTCCGAAGATAACGTGACGACCACGGATGCGTGGAAGTATGCGTGGAACGACAAAATCGGCGGCTACACGAATAATGTCGGTACGGTTCAGGCGGCGTATTCGATCAGCAAGGTAACGGACGGCGTTCGTATCACCACGGACACCACGGACGGTACGGCGTATAACTGCATGGTGATCCTGATACCGCAAGTCGGTGTCACGGCGATCAAGGCGTTCAATCAGGACTGGTCCGGGGTAACGCCGGGGCCAGGTGCGGGTAACGCCGAAGTAGTGGACACCAGCGTCGGATTTGAGGCCGATCTGGTGTTCGGTATGTGCGGCCTGAATCCGGGGCCGGGTAACGTCGATAATTCGATTCAGGCCGGTTGGGGCTTTACGCACAACCAGGGCGGCGGAACCGTCACGCAGTATTCGGTCGGCTACGGCGTCAATACGGGGCGCGTACTTAATCCGACGGAGACATTTACGTCGCTTTGGGTCAGTGATGTTTACGGTATCAGTAACACCACCAACAGCGCGAGCATTCGCTACGGGGTAAAGCTGACCAACTTCACGCAGGACGGTTTCACCGCGACCAAGTACGAGGACGCGAGCGCCGCCACGTTGCTGACGGCGGCTTTTGCAACCGCCGAAGACCCAATGTTTCTGGCGATCCAGTTCACCGGCAACCCGAACATTAAGATATTCCACGAAGTCGCGCCCACGGCAACGGGTTCATTTGCAGTCACCGATCCCGGCTTCCAGCCGTCGTTCGGCATGATGATGATGCCGGATCACACCCCGGCAACGATAAATACCAGTGACGTACAAGACCCGGCCAGCGTCGGTTTTCTTGCGTTTGATGCGACCACGCAAGCAACAGCCGGGTATCACGATCAGGGCGACATAATTTCCGCGACCGTGGTTCAGGCCAATTTGGAATCCGGGCTACAGACGTATGAACTGACCGGCACGTCCAAGTTTACAGCCAGTTTCACGTCGTTCGATGCGAATGGCTGGACGTGGAATTTCACAGATGTTGACCCATCGGATGCAGACAACTGGATCGCGCTCGCCATAGGTCCGGCTGACGAGGGCGGCAGTAAGAAAACCATGCGCGTCAAGCAGGGGTTTCTCGCATCCGGCGCAGCCGGTACGGCAGACTTCACGATACCGGGTATTGGCTCGATTGCGGGAGCGATTGTATATACAAACCGGGCAAGTCTGACCAACGATCCGGCGACGGCCACGGGCGATACGCAATGGATATGCGCCGGTTTCTGGGACGGCACCACGCAGATAGCGTATGCCCATCACATAGAAGACGGTTTGACTACACCGTCTAGCACGGACGGCTGGAACGCTTATTCCAGCAACAAGATTGCCTACTGGTGCAATAACGCCGGCACCACGCAGTTCGCGGCGACAATCAGCGGCATAACCGACGGCGTTCGCATAACGACTGATACCAGCGACGGCGAAGCGCACCGGGTCATGGTGATCCTGATACCGTCGAGCATCGTGGCGAACATCGACGCGCAAGTGGTGGATTGTTCCGGCATAACAGGTGGCTCGGTTGCTGTAACCAACGTCGGCTTTGAGGCTGACGTAGTGTTCGCACTCGCGGGGCGTTGCACGGCGGCCGAAACGCCGCTCGCGGACTTTCTGCACAGTTTCGGCGTAGCGATTAACGACGTTGGCGAAACCAATCACTGTATGCACTTGGTCTACGACGACGGCCGCGATCTGTCGGCGCAAACCACGTACCTGTCGAACATATCCAGCGACACGCACGTCGGTATGCGTAATTCTAACGGGGGTCTTAGCTACGGCGCGCAGATAAAGAACTTCGATGCGTCGGGCTTCGACATTCTGAAATGGGACGAATACGTCAGTCCGGTAACGGCGAACAATGACCCCGCGGACATTCTGGTGCTGGCGATAAAGTTCAACGGCATCACCAATTTCGACGTTTACATGGCCGACGCACCGACGACGACCGGCGACTGGGCTGAAGCCGATCCGGCGTTTACGCCAAGTTTCGGGCTGGTGTTTGGCACCGAGGGCGTGGTGGACACGACCAGCGGCGACGATACCAACGCGGAAAGTTTCTCGGTCATGCCGTTCGACGGCACGAATATGTACAGCTTCGGTATCGGCAGCGGCGATAATCTGGCGACCGTCACCGGGGCGGCGTATTCGTTGTCCGGCTGGCGACAGGTCGAGGACAACTGCGTTCCGGGTACGAATGACACGTTCGTCGGCACGTTCAAATCGTTCGACGCCAACGGCTTCACGATGAATTTCAGCGCCGTTCCGGGCACCGTGGATAAATGGCCGGTCTTTACGCTCGGCGAGTTTTCCGGCGTGGTCATTACCGTGGTCGATACGGATAACGCATGGCAGGACGGTGACACCGGACTGGTCGCAACGGGTACGGGATTTGTCTAGTGTGGCTCGCGCAGACTCGACAATGCGATGGTCAATGCTGTAAAGATCAGCCGCAGTTTCCGGCTGACGGCGTTTGCCGGTATTTCACCGAGGAACCGCTACCGGGCGGTCATTGCCGGGCCATGCACGACATTACCGTGCTGGACGATGAGCATATCGACCACTTCCTGAAGACGTGTCGCTGGTATCCGCACGATCTGAACGCGGGCCGGAATACGCTGAACTGCTGCTGGAAGTGGCATGGCGACTGAAACATTAAATGTAAGCGGTTTATCAGCGTCCGACTCCGGTCAATTTTCCGGGTCGGTCACGGACATTGATGAAGCCGTAGCGAGCGCCGACGGCAATGTAATGTCTTCGTCCACCAACGGCGAAGGCGAAACTTTACGAGTCGCATTAACTAATACTTCCGCGAGCATCACGGATGATGTGGTCATTAGCAATGTCAGCGTCACGCTGCGAGGCTCGGCACCGAGTTCGGGTAACAACAGTTTCGACGTTGAACTGTTTATCGGCGGCGCGACGCAGGGATCAGCAAACACCGGGCAGGTAACGGGATCGCTGGCGAACTACTCCGGTCTTAATAACGCCGGATGGAATACCGACTGGACTAAGGCGCAACTGGACGGTGCGGAAATCCTCATCACTTGCGTCCAGAACGGCAAGGGCGTCAACACGCAGTACAACGTCGATTGTCTTGACGTAATCATTACGTACTCGCAGGGGCCAGTCGAATCGCTGGAACACTACCGGTTCACCTACGACCAGAATAATAACGACACGTCGGCGACTACCGGGTTCAACCACGAATCGGCAACCGACTTCCCGTTCGCGACCGGCAGCGTCGAAGATACCGCGTGGACGACGGCGGAACTGGACACCACGTACTGCCTGGTCGCTAAGGTCTACAACAGCGGCGATACGTCAAGCGGTTCGATTCACCAGCTTGAATTCCGGGTCAATACCGGCGCTGGATTCGGTAGCTGGACAACGTGTAACGCTTCATCCACGCCCGTTCAGATGGTGGATGGCTCTGACGACGATCTGCAAACTTCGGCGGTTGAACGCCTATCGGCTACGGCAGCGGCTTCTTACAAAGGAAGCATCTACGAGGAAACGGCGGGTAACGCCTCCCTATCGCTAGCGGCCGACGAAGACGGTGAAGCGCACTACTCGCTGCAATTCCTGTCGTCGGGTTTGAGTACCGGCGACCAGATTGAATTTCGCATAAATAACACCAGCGACACGAAGCTGGTCACGAACACGGTCACGCCGTCGGTCACTATTGGCGGCGCGATCACGCAAACCGTCAATCAGGCAACCGAAACCGATACCGCGCAGCCGATCACGGTAGACCCGCAGCACCGCCTTGTCGGTCAGGCGACCGAAACCGATACCGCGCAGACCATAACGCCGGTCGTGCCGCAGGTTATCGCGGTCGGTCAGGCGACCGAGACTGATACGGCGCAGACCATAACGCCGTCACTGGCGAAAGTTATTGCGGTCAATCAGGCAACCGAAACCGATACCGCGCAAGCTATCGGCCGGCTGAAAACCGCGGCGGTTGGACAGGCGACGGAAACCGACACCGCGCAAGCACTGACCGGCTACCTGGGGCCGAAAGTCTGGTTGAACAGCACCGCCACGCTGACCGGCGCGACGGCGATGACTGTCACCGCATGGTCACTGGACGGCACCAGCGTTACCTTCTCTGACCCGCAGGACGCGCAGACCGGCTCGCTATGGCTCGGCGTGGAGAATGTCCAGGCGGGCGGCGGCGAGGCGAACACCGGCTGGATCGCGGTCACGGTGACGGCCAGCGGCTTGTTTGCAACCGTCAATCAGGCCAGCGAGACTGACACCGCCCAGGCAATCGCCCTGGAACTGCGGCGGCTGGTTACGCAAGCGACGGAAACCGACACCGCGCAGCCGATCACGGTCAATCCGCAACGTCGGCTGGTCAGTCCGGCGAGCGAAACCGATACGGCGCAGCCGATTACGTCGGCTACACGCCGGCTGATTGGACAGGCGACGGAAACGGATGCCGCACAACCGATCACGCTGGAAACACGCCGGCTGGTTGGTCAGGCGACGGAAACCGATACCGCGCAACCCATATCGGCACCGGGCAATATCAACGTCCCGCTGAATCAGGCCAGCGAAACGGACGCGGCGCAGCCGATTACGGTAGACCCGCAACACCGGCTGGTCGGCTTGGTGACAGAAACGGACGTTGCGCAACCGTTCACGGTCCTGAAAACCCGCGCCATTGGGCAAGCGACGGAAACCGATACCGCGCAAGCAATGACCGGGTATCTGGGGCCGAAAGCGTGGCTGAACACAGTCGCCAACGGCCCGACGTTGACCGGCGCTACGCAAATGACGGTGACAGCGTGGTCGCTCGACGGCACCAGCGTTACTTTCTCCGATCCGGTCGGCGCACCGATTGGTAGCAATATCTGGTTCGGAATTGAGAACGTCCAAGCGGGCGGCGGCGAAGCGAACACCGGCTGGATTCAGGTTACGGTCACGGCCAGCGGCTTCCAGGTCACGGTCAACCAGGCCAGCGAAACGGATATTGCGCAAGCAATCACGCTGGAACTGCGGCGGCTGGTTACGCAAACGACGGAAACCGACACCGCGCAGCCGTTTACGGTCCTGAAAACCCGCTCGGTCGGGCAAGCGACGGAAACGGACACCGCGCAACCGATCATCCGGCCGGCCGGGCAGGTTATACCGGTTGGTCAGGCGATCGAAACCGACACCGCGCAGCCGATTACGTGGGAAGTCCGGCGACTGGTCGGATTAGCCAGCGAAACGGACTTTGCGCTGCCGATTACGGTCGTGGGCGGCGTCGCAGATGTAGAGCAAGGTGGTGGCTCCGGGGGTCATGGGGCTGTTATATTGCCGCCAAGACCTTACGAGGATGCCGTGCCGGAACCGCCGCCGGGGGTATCCATGGATGAAATGCTGGCGGCGCTTGTCGTCATAGACTTGGATCAGAATGGGTATGACTGAACAACAGCGCGCCATTGAGCGCCATGCGCAAACAGTTTTGGTGTTAGTGCTGGTAGCGATCCTGCTATGGGTCGGTAGTACCACGCAGAAAACCGCCGTGCAGGTCGCTTCAATGACGGTGCAGATTGAAAACCTGCGTGAGCGGGTCAACCGGCCGCCAATCCAGTTTGACCGCATTGAAACCCGGCTGGACGCAATCGAACAGCAGTTACATGGCATATCAAACGAACATTTGGAATTCCGGCGACGGATGAACGGGGAAAAAGATGGATCATAAACCGGTAGTAGATGCGAAATTCTGGATCGGCTTGCGCAATGCCGTATTGCTGTCAATTCCGCTCTGGCTGTTGATTTTCTGGGGCGCGTCGGCCGCTTTCGGTCAGGGTAACGGCAACGGCCCGCCCGATAACCGGCCGCCCGGCGGCGACGTAATCAGCGGCGATGTGACCGGCAGCATAGATTCCGTGATTGAGTCCAATATCGACGTGAGTAACGTCGCGGACGCCGCGGCCAATGCGAATGCCAGTATCGAATCCGGCGCCATGGGTGATAACAACGTCAACATGGATTCCAAGTCGCTCGCCCTGGTCAATACCATGGGCGACGTGGACATTAACGATTGCCGCGAATCCGAGCAGTTCGGCACGCCGATATTCTCGCGCCAGTGGATTCAGCTTAACCCTTGGTGCGCGGCCGAAGTCTACGATGCCAAAGGGTTGAACGATCTGGCGGCGCGCACGCGCTGTACGATCAAGGAAATCCGCAAACTGTTTGAAGACGATGCGACGTGCATTGTCGCCAACACGGTAGAGCCGGCACCGCCGCCCCCGCCGCCGCCCGCGCCCGTAGAACACGATCGCGACGACGAACTGGAACGGCGACTGGAAATGACAATGGACTACGCATCGGAACTGGAAGCCCGCTTGAACGTGCTTCAGGAACTAGCCGAGCGGCAGCCTGAACAGCGAACCGTAGTACAGCAGGTTCCGTATCTGTCCGCTGACAAGCGGGCGAAACTCGCTGAATTGAGGGATGAGTAATGAACAAGTTTATCTCCGAAAATGGCGGGATTCTCGCCGTACTGGCGGTCTGTTTTGTGATAGGGGCTGCCTATCTGGAATGGCGGATCAAAGAGAACGCAACGGCTGTAATCAATGCGTCCGGCAGCGTTACGCCCGCACAGTTGGCCGCGGCGCTGAAGGACATAGCGGAGAATGCCGAGGACATTGGCAAGCTGGAAGGCGCGGACGATCGCTTTGAAGCGAAAATCGACCGGATCGTGGACATTTTGCTAGAGGATTGACCAATGTGGAAATACGGTGAACGGTCGTCTACGAAACTAATGACCGTGCATCCCAGGTTGCGAATGGTCGCTTTTCGCGCGCTGGAACGCTCGCCGTATGACATTGCAATCGTGCATGGCTGGCGCGGCGAAGACGTGCAAAATGCGCTGTTCGACTCCCGCGCCAGCACGAAACGCTGGCCGGATTCCAAGCACAACCGGTCCGAAGATATCGAATACGAACTGACGGACAAGATCAGCGACGCGCTGGACTTCGCGCCGTGGGTCAACGGCAAGATTCCGTGGGACGAAACCCATATCTTTGCGTGCGTTGCCGGCTGTTTTTTTGCCGCCGCCGACGAGTTGGGCGTGCGCTTACGTTGGGGCGGCGACTGGGATGCTGACGGTAACACCAAGGAACACAAGCTACAGGATTGGGGTCACTTGGAGATAATTCATGGCGCCGCCTAATCCTTACTTCGGCAATCCCTACGTGAACATGGGCATGGGCACGCCGAATTTGGTGAATCCGGCGGGCAATCCCCTGGTCGACGAGGCGTTACGCAAAGCCATGACGCCGGTCCTGAAAGACGTTTACAACAATCCCGGCAACGTGGCGAAAGGCGCGCTGTCCGCGCCCTTTACCGCGGCGCCGGATTTGCTAGGGCTCATTCCCGGCGTCAACATTTCCGGCGACCCGATTCGCGAGGCAATCGGGCTGAATCCAAGTAGCCCGGCCGGCATACTGGGCGAATTCATGGACCCTACCAGCACGGCGCTGAAGGGCGCGAAGTGGCTCGGTAAGGGTCTACTGGCGCTACCGCTAATACCGCCGGTCGCACTGGCGAAACGTGGTTTTGACTCTGAACCGCTATTTCACGGCACACACCGCGCGTTTGACACGTTTGAGCGCGGCAAGCGGGGGTCGGCAACCGGCGCGCGTAGCGCCCGGCGCGGCGTGTGGTTGACTGACGACCCGGATTTGGCGGGCGCCTACGCCGATTTATCCCGCTCGGAAGAACTGGGCAAGGGTTGGGACGAAGTTTTGCAGATGGAGCGCGACGGTCGCTATGAGGCGGCTGCCGAACTGACTCGCAAGCTGGAACAAATGGACACCCCGGAGCATTTCCCGAGCGGCCAGAACATTCGACCGTCACGCATACGTGGCAAGTACATGGAAGTGGATATGGAAGGCGCGGACTACAGCACCAGCGGCGTGTCCGATCGTATCCATGAGATTATGGATGAAGCGCAGGTGAAAGGTTTTGACGGTGTGCGGTTCAAAAATCTGTCCGACGATCCGCGGCCGTTTACCAATAAACCGTCTACGCACGTCGTCGTCTTTGACGAGAAGAACATTGCCGGCGAGTTTGATTTTTTGAGCGAAGGCGACGAGGCACTACAGCGCGCCGTATTACCGAAACCGGCCGATCCGGGCAGCGTTAAGGAAACGTATTTGACGCCGGAACAAGTCAAAAAATTCAAGGCTGCCATGGCCGAATACTACAAAGGTGTCGAATGAAATTTCTGAAAGCAATCGGCAGTTTCCTACAGGGTGATTTTGTCGGCAACGCCATGAAGTTCGTTAACGAACGCTGGCCGCCGGATATGTCTGAAGCACAACGCAAGCAAATGCAAATGGTGTTAGAGGATATGTTGCACCGGCAAAAGATGGAACTGGCCGAGGCCGCTCGCCAAGACGAAGGCGCCTTCAACGAACGCACAATCGCCATGGAAGGCACGGCGAAAGACTTGGCGGCCATTCCTTACGTCGGCGCGCTGATTATATTCATGCGCGGCGCTTTCCGGCCGCTGTTTTCATACGCCACGATGTATTTCGACTGGTTGTATTTCTCCGGCGGTTTCACGTTTACCGAGCGCCAGGAAACCTTGCTACTGTCAATCAATCTACTGGTGCTGGTATTCTTTTTCGGGGAACGGGCAATGAAGAACGTCATGCCCTTAATCACTAACGCATTCATAGCAAAGGCAGATGGCGGCAAACATACAACCACGTAAAGGCATACCGGCCCCGGCATTTCGCACGCCGGAAGGTACCAAGATACGGCATGGTAACAGCCGGTACACGCCGGCTATTGGTCGTAAGGTATGCGAACAGTTGATGCTAATGAAGTCGCTGAAGGAAATTTGCAAAGACCCGAGAATGCCGAGCAAGCGAACGATTATTAACTGGCTGGCAGACCCGAAAATGTCAGAGTTTCGGGAAATGTACTACTACGCCCGGCGCGTACAGGCTGAATTGCGCGTCGACGAAATTTTTGAGATTGCCGACGACAGCAAAAATGACTGGGAAAAGGTCTACAACAAAAACGGCGAACTGGTCGATATCAAGCCCAACAATGAAGCGATCCAAAGAAGTCGTGTTCGTATTGATACGCGAAAATGGTACGCCGCCAAACTGGTTCCGCGGATATACGGTGACACGGTTAATCACGAACTGGACGTGACCGGCGACCTGGCCGAACTGTTAAAGAAGGCGAGCAACCAGGATAGCGGGCTGCCGCCGGCCATTGATGGGGAAGTGGATGAGTGATCCGCTCGCACAACGCAACCTGGCCGATCCCTGGTGGCGCCTGAATAATCTTTACAAGATTAAGGACAAGGCGGGCAATGTCGTCACGTTCAAGCCAAACTGGGCGCAACGAGAGTTGTACCAGAATATGTGGTACCTGGACATTATTCTGAAAGCGCGCCAGCTAGGCATGACCACCTTTATTCAGATATTCATGCTCGACCGGTGTCTTTTCAACGATAACCAAAACGCCGGTGTCGTCGCTCACAATAAGGAAGACGCGGAAGCGTTTTTCGCAGACAAGATCAAGTTTGCCTACGATAATCTCCCGAGCGACCTGAAGAAACTCAGGCCGGCTACGTCCGACACGACTCGCTCGCTGAAATTCAATAATGGTTCGCATATCCGGGTTGGTACTTCCATGCGGTCGGGTACTTACCAATATATCCACGTATCGGAGTTCGGAAAGATGTGCGCCAAGTACCCGGAAAAGGCGCGCGAGGTTATTACGGGAACACTCAATACGGTCGCGCCGGGTCAAATGGTTTTCATCGAGTCCACGGCAGAGGGACCATTCGGGGAATTCTATGATATGTGTCAGACCGCCGAAGACATTACCATGGCGGTCGAAAACGGGCAGACCACATTCACCCCAATGGATTACCGGTTTTTCTTTTTCCCCTGGCATAAGCACCCCGACTATGTGCTGCATGAGAAAGTCGACATTCCCGACAAACTGATGCTGTATTTCAAAGAACTACGCGAGGAACATGATATCGACTTACGGCCGGAACAGAAATTCTGGTACGTGAAAAAGGCGGCCGAGCAGCAAGACAAGATGAAACAGGAATATCCGTCGACGCCGGCTGAAGCGTTTGAGCGGAGTACCGAAGTTTCTATTTACGGTTCGGCGCTACGCAAGGCGCGCAAAGAGAAGCGCATTGGCAATATCCCCATTGTTCGCGGCATTCCGGTCAATACGTTCTGGGATTTGGGGCGCAACGATTCAACCGCGATTTGGTTCCACCAGCACGTCGAATCGCGCCATAATTTCATTTATTACCTGGAAGGGCGGCTAGAAGACCTGGCCTATTACGCCGATCAATTGCTGGAATTGAAGCGCGAATACGGTTGGTATTACGGCGATCATTACCTGCCGCATGACGTGGAAGTGACGGATTTAAGCGCCTGGGGCAACCGCTCGCGGCGTCAGATATTGCAAGAATGCGGCGTAAACCCGATTATTGTGGTACCGCGCGTCAAGGTACTGAACGACGGTATCGAAATGACGCGCCGCAAACTGTCTGAATGCTGGTTCGACCAAGAGGGGTGCGAACTGGGACTCAGGGCGCTACACGCTTATGAATGGTCATATGACGAACTGCACAGAGTTACACGCAAGACACCGGCGCCAGGCTGGCCGAATCACGCCGCTGACGCATTCCGGCAGTTTGCGCAAGGCTACCGCGGGCCGTCGTCAGGCTTTCGCGAACAGCAAGAAATGTACGGCGAGGGCGGCACGGCCCGGAAATACGCTCGCCGGCATACTCGCCAAGGTACACTCACCAATCCGACAACCGATCATGTGGTGTAACAAATGGCAACACTAGGACAAGTAAAAAGCGGCAAGAGCAAGCGGAGCGATCCGAAACCGCTCGACGAACATGAAATCGTCGGATATCTCGCCAATAAGATAGACCAGGCGATGAATGACGACGACGGCGACTTGTCCGACGTTCGTAAAGAAAACCTGAATTACTACGTCGGCGCTGAATACGGCGATGAACGTGAGGGATATTCCAAGTTCGTCACGCGCGAAGTGCTGGAAACCGTGGAATGGGTCATGCCGTCCGTACTGCGGGTATTCCTGTCCGGCGACCGCATTGTGTCATTTACGCCCGAATCGCCCGAAGACGAAGACGGAGCAAAACAAGAAACCGATATCACCAACCATTTCGTGATGAAATCCTGCAACAGCGGCGCGGGATCGTTTCTTGCTTTACATCATTGGGTGAAAGACTGCCTCATGTACCCGAACGGGTATATCAAGGCGTACATGACTGAAGTGTCAAAGTCGGACGTTGGCACCGTTTCCGGGCTCAACGAAATGGGCGTGAAAATGCTCGCTGACGATCCCGACGTGGAAATTCTTGAACAGCGATCGCGCACGGTGCAAGTACCCGCACCGCCGCCGCAAATGCAACCGCCGGGGCCGCCGGGCGCCCCGCAACAGCCGGGGGCACTCCCCCTGCCTCCCGGCGGTATCCCGGCACCGGGCATGATGCCCATGGAAGTCTACGACCTGAAAATTCGCACCACGAAACAGCAGATGGAATTGCGGATTGAGGCGGTCCCGGGCGAAGAAGTGTTGGTGGACAACGATTGCACCAGCACCAATCTGGACGAAGCGAAATTCGTCTGTCACCGCACGCGCAAATCGTTTACGCAGCTTGTCGAAGAAGGGTACGACGCGGACGAACTGAACGAAGTTGGTAACGCCGAGGATTACCAGTGGAACGACGAGCGCACCAATCGCCTGTTTTACGAGGATGAAGACCCGGACACCGGCGAAGACGACGACGATTCCATGCGCCAGTTCTGGGTGCATGAATGCTACGCCTGGCTGGACGCCAACGGCGACGGACTGGCCGAACACCGCAAAATAACGCTAATCGGGCACCGAGTTTTCGACGACGAAGAAACCAACTATCAACCGTTGGTCGCTATGTCAGCCATTCTTATGCAGCACAAGCATAACGGCATGGGTTTTATCGAAATCGTCAAGGATTTGCAGTTGCTTGGCTCGGTCCTGCACCGGCAAATGCTGGACAACATCTACAAGGTGAATATCCATAAAAAGTATTTCTCCGAAGACGCGCTTACCCAGGACGGCGCAACCATGGAAGCGTTGCTTAACACGCAAGCCGAATACGTACCGGTCCGCGGTCCGGCGCAGCAAGCAGTCTATTCGGACGTGGTACCTACAATGGCGGGCGAAATCCTGCCGGTCATTCAGCACTTGGATACACAGCGGGCGAGCCGTACCGGTATCACTCCGGAAGCCGGAGTAGCGGCCAATGATCTGCAAGAGGTCCGGCAAGAGGTATTCAGCAATGCCATGGACCGGGCCAGCCAGCGCATTGAAATGCTGGTACGCATTTTCGCTGAAACCGGCTTCCGTCAATTGATGCTGAAAGTTCACCAGTTGCTACGCTCGCACTGGGATATCCCGAAAGCGATCAAGTTGCGCGGCGAGTGGGTCGACGTGGACCCGCAAGGCTGGCGCGATCGCACCGATATGACGGTTGAGGTCGGACTGGGCTTCCACACGAAACAGCAGCAAATGGGAATGCTGGTGCAATTGCTCCAGATTCAGAAAGAAGCGGCCGGCAACGGACTTTCCAACCCGGAAAAGATTTATCACGGTCTGGAAAAACTTATCAATGCCGGCGGCCTGGGCGACGTGCGCAGTTTCTTTGTGAAACCGGGCACGCCGGAATACCAGCCGCCGGAGCCGCCGCCGGACCCGAACCTGATTCTGGCCCAGGCACAGGCCCAGGCGTTGCAAATGGAACAGCAACGCAAGATGCAGGAACTACAGTTGAAGTTCCAAACCGACGGTATGAAAGCCCAGGCCGAGGCGCAGAAATCGCAAGCCGAGGCCCAGGCGAAAGCCGCCGAGCGGGAAATCAAACTGCGGGAATTGGCGCTCAAGGAATTTGAACTGCAAGAAAATTCCAAGTTCAGTAGCGCCGAACTGGAAGCCAAGATCGACGAAATCCGCGCCAGCGCACAGTTGAAACGCTCGCAGTCGGACAAGGCTATGGCAGATGCCGCGGCGACCGCCGTCGAGGCCAGCGAGACATACCAGCAAGCCGCTAAGATCGTGTCGCAGGGCGGGGAAATGAATGATCCGGGGTATGATGTTGACCCGGATTCAATTGAGTTTGAGGAAGACGATAATGGCAGCGAAAGACAGACTGACACCGAAGACTAACGGGGGCGCGCAAGCGGCCTTAAACGTCCAGACACCGCCGGTTCGCGTGCGTCTGCCGGAACTCAAAGTGCCGGAAATCAAGATTCCCGAAATCAAGATTCCCGAAATCAAGGTGCCTGAAATCAAGGTGCCGGCCGCAGATATGGCGCCCATTGCCAGCGCGATCAAGGCAATCGGCGGGGCGGTTGTGGAACTGGGGCAGCAGCAAGCGGCATTGATGCAGCAGCAAGCGGCGTTGATAGAGGCTATCAGGAGTATAGCGGACAAGCCGGCGCCAGCGGTCCGGCGGCCGAAATCGTACCAAGTCGACTTCGACAAAGAAGACGGCGAAACCGTAGGAATGCGCGTCAAAGTGGGTTAATCTATTCGTACCGCAAGTAGGAGTATAGCGATGAAGAACACAGGCAAGGCAATCAAGTACCCGAAGGGCGGCGCGGCCAACAAACGGCCGTCGAATCCGAGCGTAAAACACGACAAGCGGCATTCGCAGAAGAAAGCCAAGCAATGCGGCGATCGCTATAAGTAATGGCGAATACTCGTAATGCCCACGTTCGCAAGGCGTCGACCAAACGCCGCTCGGACGAAGTAACGTCCGAAGAAGCGAAACGCTTACTGGACGATCCGGCGTTTCAGCGCGGATTTGAAAACGTCCGGGGCGGGCTGATTCGTTTGCTGGAAGAAATGCAGCATGACGGTAGCCTGGAAATGGACAAATACGAGCGGGAAATTGCCCGCACGTTGCGAACGCTGGCCCGGCTGAAGCGCACCATTGCGCTAGGCGTCCAGGGGCAGCAATTACGGCTTGCAGACTTCAAGCCACAGAAACAAGAGGATTAACGCATGGCGCGAAATGCAGATGAGGTACGACAATCTCCTACGCCTTCACAGGGCGAGGAAGGCTCGGACCTTCGATCAGTAGCCGGCCAGATTGAGGGACTGTTGGACGACGACGGTCATTTCAACCCTGGCAATGAGCCCAGTCGCGGACACCCGGATTATGACGAGTCCGAAACTGCCCGCTCGCGTCAGAAAAGAGATCAAAAGGGTCGTTTCCAAAAAGCCGCGGACGATTCCGACGTTGTTGAGGATGATATCGACAGCGAATTGCAAGAAGCGGCAGAAGGCGATGTTCCAGACGAGGACACCGATCAGATCGAAGACGGTGACACCGACGAGGAACTAGCCGCATCGGCAGAAGACGAGGCCCAACCCGACGACCAAGAAACCGCGATCGAAACGCTCGCGCAGTTTGCGGAAGCCCTAGAGGTTCCGCTGGACGAACTGAAGCAACAGATTCAGCACACGTTCAACGCTGCCGGCGAAGAAGTCACGGTCACGCTTGACGAGTTGGAACGGGGCTACCAGAAAGATGCCGATTACCGAAGAAGTACCGCCAAGCTAGCGGAAGAACGCAAGGCCGCGGAATTCCAGTTTCAACAGAGGCACCAGCAGTACGAGCAAGCCAATCAAATGCTCGCACAGCAGTTAAACGCCGCCGAGCATTTGGTAGCGGCCGAACTGGAAGACCCGCGATTGATGGACTTACGGCAACGCGATCCGGCTGAATGGACCGCGCGACGTGAGGAAATCGGACAGCGCCTTGGGGCACTCCGCAACGCTAGACAACAGGCAGCAATGCAGTACCAGCAGTTCGCGGAACACGCGCTAAAAGAAACGCGGGACCGTGAACTGGCGGCATTGCAATCCGCGGTACCGGACTTCAATGACGAAAAGCGTTCAATGGCAAAGGACGCGCTTTCTTCGCTCGGTTTGACCGGGGATGAAGTTAGCGCGGTTATGGATCACAGGTTGATTGCGGGCGCCGTGGAGTTGGCGCAGCTTCGGAAAGAAGTGGCTGAACTGAAGGAATTACAGAAATCCGCAAAAGACACGGTGAAGCGAGTCAAGAAAGACGTGCCCAAGCTACAGAAACCGGGCAAGGCTCGCGGAACCAAACCAGTGCGCCGTGACAATCTCGCCAAGCTACGCCAACGCGCTCAGAAGACCGGTCGAGTGGAAGACGCTGCCAAGGTAATCGAACAACTTTTGTAACGAGGTAGCTCACCATGTCAACAACTAACTTTGACAGATACGACCTGGCGACGAGTGGCGACAATGTTCGCGAATCGCTGACGGACGTGATTTACAACATTTCGCCCACGGAAGTTCCGCTTCAGGCGAACATCGCACGCGGTAGCACGTCGAACACGCTGCACGAATGGCAAATCGACGAACTCGCTGCGGTAGATACCGCGAATGCTGCAATCGACGGTGCCGACTTTGGCACGGATGCGTCCGACGAGGCACAGCGTATCGGCGTGTATATGCAAATCAGCATCAAGTACCTTGCCGTGTCGAGGCGCGCCAACATCGTCAACAAGGCGGGCCGGAAAAGCGAACTGGCATACCAGATCGCCAAGAAAGGCAAGGAACTTCGTCGCGATGTGGAAGCAATGGCGTGCCTGAACAACGCTACGGTCGCTGGTAACAGCACCACAGCGTCGGAAACGGCGGGCCTGGGCGCCTGGCTGAAGACGAACACCGATCGCGGCGCGACCGGTACCGATCCGGCACTGTCCAATACGACCTACGGCGAGCCCACCACGGCAGCCGGCGACGGTACGCAGAGGGCATTGTCTGAAGCGACGCTTCTCGGCGTCCTGAAAGACTGCTACGTGGCTGGCGGCAACCCGAACATGATTATGGTCGGGCCGACGGTGAAACAGCGGTTCTCAAACTATATGTTTGGTTCGTCCGCTCGCATCGCCACGCAGTACCAGGATCAGGGTCCGTCGCGGCGCGGCGGCGTGTCGGTAGTCGGCGCAGTCGACGTGTACGTATCCGACTTCACGGTTCTGGATATCGTGCCCAATCGTTTCCAGCGGGAACGCGACGTGTGGATTCTGGACACGGAATACTGGGAAATCACGTACCTGGATGGGTACAAAACGGAAACTATCGCCAAGATCGGTGATGCCGAGCGTAGACACATACTGGTTGACTGGGGCTTGAAGTCCAACAATGAGGCAGCCAGTGGTGTCGTAGCCGATATCGACGAAACGCTTGCGATGGTTGCCTAATCAACCATAGCCGGGGGCAGTACCGGGCGGGGTTTCCCGCCCGGTATCTCAATCCCGAAAGGAGTTTCAAGCAATGCCACGCATTAAGATCAAGCAATTAGACGACCGGGTAGCCACGTCAGGGGTACATTTCGGAGGACCGATAGAGCGGCGCAAGCTGCACCCGGGCGAAGTTGTGGAAATGCCTGAAGGGGATTTGCTAACCGGGATCATGGCGACCGGCCGCGTCGAAATGACGCTGGACGCGGCAAATCGCCCGCTTGATTTTGCCAGCGAGCGCGAGGCCAAGATTACGGCCCCGACGTTCCGGCCGCGTGACGAACTTGAAGCTGCCGAAGTGGAAAAAGCGCGCGAGGCGGTCGCTTCGCGCATGGCTGAATCGTCCGAAGCGCCGCCAATGGTGGACTCGCCCGCCGAGGACAGACAGCCCGCGCCGGCTAAGAAGAAGACTGGAAACAGACGTGCCGCGCGTCGGGCTGCCGTACAGAAGGCGGCGCACAGTGAGCAAGAGGCTACTACTTGACGTAGCACCGACAGGTGTAAGGCATGAGGTAGAAATCGACGCCGACGGCAACGGTTTCACCGCGATCGAACATACGCCCGGCCGGGTCGAATCCGAAATTTTGGATGGATGCGCGCACCTTCGCTCGCTGCATCAACGGCGTGGCGCCATGTTGCAGCACGCCGCGCGCATACCGATCAACACCTACAATGCGTGGAAACGGGAATGGCGCGAATCCGGCGCCTACAAAACCGTTTCCTGGTCGCAGTTTGAAATATCCAAGCTGAATAGCCGCGACTGGTGCAAAATGCGCACCGGTCGCAAGGGCGATTCGGCGTTCGGTAAGCGGCTATGACAACGCTAGCCGCACTGAAAACGGCCGTGGATTCGTGGCTGGTGCGTGACGACATTGCCGGCGCGACCGCGGACTTTGCGACGATTATATTGCTCGCTGAATCGCAGATCGCTCGCGAAATCCGTTGTGGCGTACAGGAAAAGCAAACCACGCTGAACTTTACCGGCCGCTCGGCTGCCTTGCCAGCGAACTATTTAGAGCCCCGGAACCCGTTTGTCGACGACCCGACGCGGCGCATGGATTACATGACGCCGGAAGCCTTGCGCCGATCATCGGCGTGGCAAAACGGTCGCGTGGGCGCGTTTTACACGATAGAAGGCGAAGCGAGCGGGACACCGCCGGACGACCGTATGCAAATGACGATTGCCGGCCCGGCAAGTGCCACGTCGCCGCTATCCGTGGTAGTCAACTATTACGCCCGGTTCGACCCGCTCACGCAGGACACGGACACAAACTGGCTGTTGACCAACCATTTCGATATCTACCTGTACGCGGTATTGCGCGCGGCCGCGGAGTACATTCAGGAGGATATGCTAGAGGATCGTTATAACGCCAAATTTGTCGGTGCGGTTGAATCGCTGAACATTCACGAAAACCGCAAACGCTATGGCGCCATGCCAAAGCACGCCAGTAATTCACCGAGGTCAATCGTTTGACGACGCAGACGAACATGGTGCCTTTTGGCGAATGGCTGCCGGACTTGCCGGAATACAACAATCCCGGCGCGTTGCTGGCGCGGAACGTCATTCCGCAGATGGACAGTTACCGCGGGCTCAACAGCCTTGCGTCGTTCACCAATGCGCTGACCGGCGTGTGTCTGGGCGTCTTCTGGGCGCAGGACGATAGCAATGCCGTGTACGACTTTGCGGGCGACGCCACAAAGCTGTACCGCCTTTCAGCGGGCGACACATGGGCCGACGCAACGCGCACGGTTGGCGGGGCGTACTCCGCAACGAATTGGGAATTTACCAAGTTTGGCGACCGGATAATTGCTGCCAATAAGGCTGACGATTTACAATACTTTGACTTAGGCGTAAGCAGCAACTTTGCAGCATTACCCGGTTCGCCACCTAAAGCCAAGACGATTGCCACGGTTCGCGACTTCATCATGGTTGGCGACCTAGACCCGCTCGGCGGCAATTTCATCCAGTGGTCCGGCTACAACAGTTCGGAACTCTGGACGCCAAGCATCAAGACGCAATCGGACTTTCAGGAATTGTTCGGCCGCGGCGGCCGCGTGCAAAGAATCATTCCCGGTAGCTACGGGATCATCTTTACCGAGCATTCCATTTTCACGGCCGAATACGTCGGGCCGCCGGTCATATTCCAGATCAACGAAGTGGAACGGAAACGCGGCACGCCGGCGCCAAACTCTACGGCGTGGACCGGCGGTAAAGTGTTCTATTTCGGATGGGACGGTTTCTACGTCTTTGACGGTCAACGATCGCAGCCGATCAGTCATAACAAGGTTTCCAACTGGTTCGCGCGAAACTGCCCGGCCGACGTGTTCGGTGATATCCGCACCGCAGTCGATCGCATTAACCGTTTGGTCATGTGGGCGTTCAAAACCAGTTCGTCGGAGCCAATCAACAATCGGCTGTTGATTTACAACTGGGCGGTTGATCGTTGGAGTTACGCCGAAGTCAACACGCAAATCATTGACGAATTCGTATCGCCGGGCCTTTCGCTGGACGATCTGGATACGCTGTTCGCTGACATTGATAGCGAATCCATACCGGTCGACACGGACGCCTACAAAGGCGGCACGATCAACCTGCAAGCATTCAATTCCAGCAATCAGGCGGCGACCTTCTCAGGCACCCCGCTCGCCGCAACGATCGACACCAAGGAAATTTCCGGGCCGGACCAGAAACGCCTTATCACGAACAGCGTGCGGCCGTTGATTGAAGCGAGCGGCAATAGCACGGTGACGGTGCAAGTGGGCAAGCGAAACCGATTGCAGGATAATGTCACGTACACGGTGCCAAAGGCGCTGAACGGCATTAACGGTGAAGCGAGTATTCGGGAGAATTCTCGGTATCAGCGATATCGGGTTAACGTAACAAACGGGTTTTTGCACGGTGACGGTGTAAAAGCGAACGGCAGATTGAGTGGTGGAAGGCGATGAGCGGATTCAGTGGCGGTTCCGGCCGTATGGTTGGCGATCTGGTGCGGCAGGTTCAGGGGCAGCAAGGGCAAGGGCAGCCGCCGGCAACGCAGCCGCCAGCAGGTGTAGGGCCTGGCGAACCAACGCAAGGCGGCGCTTACGGCCAGCAGGGCACATATAACACGCTCGCCACGGATATGAGCCGCGGCCAAATGGGCGGCTATGGCTTTGGCGGGCGTGTTATAT